AGAGAGTGAAAAGGGCCGGATTCATTGGGGAAAATGCGTGGTTTAGACGGTGTCAGGATTCAAAGTAGACAGCGTCTAAATTGGGAAGACAGGCCTTGCGAAAGACTACCTTGGATTGCAAGGTACTAGACATGACAAGTGAGCAGTGGACGAAAGCGAAAAGCCTGTATCTGGCGGGGAAGACATGGAAAGCGATTTCAAGCGACTTGGGATTGAATCAATCAACTCTGCTTTCCAAAGCGTCACGGGAAGGATTGCCCAAGGTGAGGAAGGAGATGCGGAACACTGTTTCCTCTAAAGAAAATGTATCTTTAGAAAGCCTGTCCGCCCTAGTCCGTTCGAAACTGGCAGCTGATGCCGCTTCTACACTCGAACGCATAGACAGCTATTCGTTGGACGGAATCAAAGATGAATCCACACGGGAGCAGATACTCGGTTCCGTTGCCAAGCGGTCGGCGCTTGTGTTTGGGTGGAGCGAACAAGGCGAAGCGGCCAGCGTCTCAATCAACTTACTCGGTTCAATGCCGGATAGAATGCCGGTTGAAGTTGTCGTGAGTGAACCGTCGGAGAAGTGAATATAACAGTGATTGTGCAGCATTAGGCGTCTAATAGATTGGATTAGATTAGCTAATGATAGAAAAAGGATGCTTTTTTCTGTGGAATGGCACAGTTTTTGAGTGGAGGCCTGGCACCCCCTTTGCGGGTGGGCTTCGTTTACGATACCCCCTCAAAAATTTTCCACCTTTTTGACCATGCTAAATAAAATCAAAATTGGTCAAACTGTATCTTTAACCACCGCTGAGAGGAAGTTGGCCCACTTCGTTGCTAGGAATCGAAACGGCAACAACCGTCATTTCAACAAGGCGAACTTAAAGATCAGCTCAGAGGATGCTGCGACTGTGGATCTGGAGGGAATGTGCGGCGAGATAGCGTTCTGTAAGCTATTCAATGTGTATCCCGATTTGGATACGAATCGCGAGCCTCCGCATCCGCTCTACGACGCGGTTATCCCGCCTCCGCCGGGATTCCGCATCGATGTCAAAACGACCAAGTACGACAACGGCAAGCTACTGGTCGATGCGCGCAAAGGTAGGAAGACTGACGGCGTGGATTTCTACGCTCTAATGACCGGAAGTTTCCCTGGTCCGTACACATTCAGAGGCTTCATCGCCAGAGAGCATATCATCCAGCCTCATAAACTTGGCCTACTGTGCGGGTACAAGAGCTACATGGCGGAGCAGTCGGAACTCACGGATGAGATTCCTAATGCTCCACTATTCTGATTGACATTACGGCCATTCGTATGCGTCAGTCCGCTCATCGACCTTAAGAGCGGCGTTCGCTTGGTCAACGAACGCACCCTGTCTAAGCGGCAATGACGCTCCGCATCGGTAAGGAGGTAGGTCAATCAACCATCGTGTGATGGGGGAGGATGACCTACCGATAGTAAACGTCGGTTTAACGAATCTTTAATCTCATGTCTTGTCCCAATGTCTTTAACGCCTTTGCCGTTGCGACTGAGTCGCTCGCGCAGGACGTCTATAAACGCGCCTCGTACCGTTCGATGTGGCTCAACCTCATTGAGCGCGGCGAGTATCCTCAGGGTACGGGTCTGACCCAGACCTCGTTCACCACCACCTCCATTGAGCCGACTGCGGCTGAGGAATGGTCTGCCATCACCCTCGCGTCCGGCAACCCCGGCGATAACGGTGGTGCTTGCGATGTCACCTACAATGACGTTCCGGTCGGCTACAACGCTGTCACCTGGGGTCCTGAGCGTTTCGCCCTCAAAGGTCCGCTCCTGTGTAAGGACGATCTGACCTTCGACCATCGCGTCGAGGCGTTCCTGCGTGTATACTTGGAGAAGTTGTCCATTCGCGCTCAGCGTTCGTGGGAGACTCGTTACCAGAATATGTTCGCCAAGTACGCCATCAAGGCGGTGGCCGACTCGTCCTTCACTCAGGTGGAGACGATTCCGAGCGGTGTGAACGAGTTGCCCTGGATTCAGACTGGTTCGGTTGGTCAGGCTTTGAATCAAGCTACGTCTGAGTTGACTCAGGAGATGTTGGATGTTGCTGCTGCTACGTTGATCCGCAATGGCGCGACGAATCCCGATAGCTCTGGCTTCATCAGCTTTTCCAGCGATGGTCCGGTGTTCCCGCTCTACATCGGCATGGAGGCTTCCCAGCGTATCGCTCAGAACAATGCCGCGCTGCGCGAGGATCTGCGCTTCGCCGATATGGGTTCTGGTCCGGGTGCTGAGCTGCTCAAGCGGATTGGCGCGAATCGGGTCATCAAGAACTTCCGCCATATCCCGAATCTGTTCCCGCCCCGCTTCAGCTACGCTGGCGGCAAGTACACGCTCATCCAGCCCTTCACCAGCTCGTCTGGCACTAAGGGTACTGTGTTCAGTGTCAATCCGAGCTGGACGACCGCGTTGTATGAGGGTGCGTTCGTGCCGACTCCGTACGTCATCAAGAGCCATATCGTTCGCCCGGTGAACCGTGTTGGCGACTTGAGCTGGCAGCCGACCAACTACATGGGTGAGTGGCAGTGGGTGACTGGTGCCTACAAGCTCGATGTGGATTGCGCCGATCCTCTGGAGAAGAAGGGTCAGCACTACGCTGAGTTCGTTCATGCCGTGGAGCCAGTGTTCACGAACCAAGGAATGACCATTATCTTCCGGCGTTGCACAGGCGCGCTCACCCAGATCATTTGTAGCTGAAAAGCCCAGCAAATACGCAAGAATCCGCAGGTCGAAAGGCTTGCGGATTTTTTGTTGCCATGTTCAGTTGATGCGTCTATTTTCACATCGCATGGAACAAGATGAACCAAAACGTGGCGACGTACGCGAATCAGATGGAATGGTCTGCTGGGGATACACATGGAAAGATCCGCAGGGAAACAAGCGGTATCAGTGGTTAACGTCCGAGCGTTTTGCTGAGAAGATGGCTGCTGATAAGGAGAGGTTGGCCAAGTACATGGCCGACAACGCTGAGAAAATCCGCGTGAAACAGGCTGAGAAGTATCTCAAGAATGCGGAGTATTACAAATCGAAGGCCCGAGAAAACCACGTTGCCAACAAGGACAGGGATAACAAGAGAAACTCTGAGTATCAGCGCAAAAACGCCGAGCATCTGAAGAAACAAAAGAACGAGTACCGCGCCGCGAATCGCGAGAAAACAAGAGCGTGGGCCAGAAAGTACGGCAAAGTTCATCGCGCAAAGTTGACGGAGAAACTCCGCAAGAAGCGTCGCTCAGATCCGATATTCCGACTCAAGGATGCGATTCGCGGTTCAATCCGTGCTTATCTTGGAAGCAAGAAGACTCGTCGCGGATCTACTTTCGAGATTGTCGGCTGCACTCCCGACTTCCTGCGCGAGCATTTGGAGAGGCAGTTTAAACCTGGAATGACTTGGGATAATTACAGCTCGCACTGGCATGTTGATCATCGCATACCGTTGGCCAGCGGTCGTACTTCTGATGAGGTAAAAGGCTTGAGTCATTGGACCAATCTCCAGCCGTTGGAAGCGTTGGAGAACCTCATTAAGAGCGACAAGGTTCCGCAGTCGGTAATGCCTTGACATCGCACCCCATAATCTGATGCTCCCCGTATGCCGAGTTTTACTCTCCCCGAAGGCGTTGAGATTCCCGAGAATTTGAAGGAAGGCGAAGCGTTCCAGACGATGGCGACGATTGTCCTCGGCAAGAACGGTAAAGCTGAGTTCATCGAGATTGATGGCATGGCCATCCCCGGCTACGAGAAGAAGTCGAAGGGCAAGAAGATGGCTGAGCGTGGCTATGAGGAGGAGGAGGAGGGCGAGGAGATGGAATCCGAGGGTGGTGGCGGCGGCTTCATTGCTGAGGTGATGCAGCGTGGTCGTGGCGGTCCGATGGCCTAAGGTTCAACCCATAGAAAAACGATATGCCAAGTATCACATGCGATGAGGCGGAGACGCTGATCAATGAGGCGGCATCGCTTGGATGTCGTTCTCCGTGGGAGATTGAGTTGGCCAAGCTCGCGCTGGAGAATCGTATTGCGACGTATCTTCAGGGTGGCGGAGCGACTCGCGGCGCATACCGGACCGTTACGACGACCGGCAATGTGGTGAGCGGCGATTACTTCTTGATCTGCAATGCCGCTGGCGGCGCGATTACGTTGACGCTTCCTCCGGCTGCGCTTGTTCCTGGCCGCATCTATGTGTTCAAGCGCATCAATAGCGGCGCGAACACGGTGACGGTTGATGCCTATGCGTCTGAGACGATTGATGGCGCGCTGACTCATGTGCTGTCCCCGCAGTGGAATTCGATTACCATCATTTCGGACGGGACAGCTTGGTACATCACTTCGCATCCGTTCTAAAATCTCATGGCAAACATCTCCTGTAGCGAAGCGGCGGCATTGATTGCGGAGGCGTATGGCGCGTCTTGCAAGAGTAACCGCGAGAAGAACCTGCTGGAGATTGGCCTACTCTGGGAGGCGGCGACGCTTGGCGGTAATGCGGATATCACGGCGGATAACACGGTGATTACTGCGGACAGTACGATCATCACGGCGGACATGACCGAATTTCTGTAATCCTCAAACCTTTTAATAGATATGGCAAAACAGACTATCAACATCGGCGCATCGCCGAACGACGGGACGGGAACGCCGCTGCGTACGGCGTTCGATTACACGAACCAGAATTTCACGGAGCTGTACACCGCGACAGGTCCGAGCGGCAATAACATCGTCGTACCAGGCTCCGCCACCATCACCGGCGCTCTGACGGCTGGTGGTAACAGCGTAATTGGAACTGGCTCGACTCAAAATGCCGCAGCTAATCGCGGTAATCTGACGATTGGTGGAACCGTAAGTGCCATTCTCAATCTGTCGATTGGAAGTGGTGATACGGGCTATCTTCTTCACGACGGAACCAGTATCTCATTTTTCAATCGCGTTGCTGGTGGCAGTCTAATTTTTGGGGCCAATTCGACCGAGCAAATGCGCCTGAACTCCACGGGGCTGGGCGTGGGGGGAACTCCAATCACCAAGTTCTTTGTTCAAGATGCAACGCTTACTGGTTCTAGCCAGATTCGCGAGCAGGTTATTCGCGCCGCTTCAGACAACACAAACAACAGCTTTAATTCGCTTGTTGGATTCACTTTTTCCGCAGCTTCTGCGGCATACTCAGCCGGAAGTCTTGTAAGGTCGTCCGGTGTTTACGGAATCAATCTCGACAATACTGCGTTTGGACGCGTCATGGGATTGTCGTTCTACACTTGCGCTCAGGATGCTGCTGCTACTGAGAAGATGCGAATCGACTCCTCCGGCAACGTCGGCGTGGGGGTTACGCCGAGTGCGTGGGGTGCGGCTTTTAAGGCGATTGAATTTGGAACAATCGGGTCAATCTCATCCACTGGTGTTGCAACTAGGTTTAGCGGAAACTCATACAACAACGGAACAAATTTCATCTACAAATCAAGTTCTGTCGCTGCTTGTTTGTATGAAATGAATTCCGGTGAGCATCGATTTAGCGTTGCCCCCAGCGGCACCGCTGGCAACGCCATCACCTTCACCCAAGCGATGACGCTCGACGCGAGCGGGAATCTGTTGGTGGGGACGACGAGTGCTGGCGGCAACCGACTCAATGTTCAGACCGCTTCCGGTGATTGTACCACGCTGATCAAGTCTCAAGCTGCCAACGTAAATTCGGCAATCGACTACGTTTCCAGCTACGGAAATCACACCATCAGAAAGTCTGGAACGGATGTTTGGTTGTCTGGCGTAATCGCAGACACTGGCGCAACTCCGAACTACAAGATTCAAAACGGATCCGCCGTTGGCGTCCAACTTGTCTCTGGTGCTACCGCTTGGACCACGCTGTCCGATGAAACGGTGAAAGACATTATTGAGCCTATCACCAATGCCATTACTAAGGTTGGCTCGCTGCGTTCTGTCATCGGTAAGTTCAAGACCGACAGCGAAGGCACTCGCCGCTCGTTCCTGATTGCTCAGGATGTTAAGTCTGTGCTTCCTGAAGCGGTCGATGTGGTGGGCGAGAACAACGAGCTTGGCTTGCGCTACACCGAAGTCATCCCGCTGCTGGTTGCCGCCATCAAAGAACTCACCGCCCGTGTTCAAACTCTCGAAGCTAAGTAAGCCATGATTACCCTCTCTTGGATCATCGAACGCCTTCTCGTTAAGCCGACCGAAGGCACTCTCACCGATGTCGTTATCACCGCCGACTGGCGATGCAACGGCATTGAAACCATCGGCACCGACGACGACGCAAAGACCTACAGCGGCACCGCTTATGGTTCGTCGTCATTCGGTCCGCCGACCGAAAACTTCACGCCGTATCTTGACCTAGAGCCTGAGCAAATCCTCGGCTGGTGCTTCAGCAATGGCGTCGACAAGACCGCCATCGAAGCGAACGTCACCGCGCAGATCGAGAACCAGATCGACCCGCCGGTTGTCTGTCTGCCAAATCCGTGGGTGCCGAAGGAAATCGTCCCGCCGCTCGTTGAGCAGAAGGTGCCGGTTTTGGTTGCCAGCGATTCGTCTGTCTCCGATGCTTCGGCGGCATGATTAAAATTGAACTGACGCCCGAACAAGCTAACAGCCTCCTGCAACTCATCGATATCTCGATCAAAGCTGGCGGTTTTCAGAACGCAAAGGTTGGAGTACCTCTGGCCGACCTGATTCTGGAAGCCGCCAAGTCTTCGCGGCAGATTGAAATAGCCAAGTAAATCATCCCATGACTGAATCCCACTTCATGCGAGACATGTTCGCCGCTGCTAGTGGACCAGTCATCGGAATACTCGGGAACGCGGTTTTCTCAGACCCAAATCTTAAGACGGCATCGCTCGCGTTCGGTGCCGTCACTGCTTTTATCGTCTGCCTGTCCAAGGCCATCGACCTGTACCGAAAGTTCAAATGAACCCCAATCTTACCTCTCTCATCCGTCATCTTCTCTCCGCCGCTGGTGGCTTCCTCGTCGCCAAAGGCTTGGCCAGCGCCGATCAAGTCGCTGAACTTGCCGGTGCCACCGTGAGCATTATCGGCGTCGCTTGGTCGATCTTTAACAACAAGAAGGCGGCGAAGTCTGACGCTCCGAAAGCTGAATGAACTTTCTGGCCGACTTGGTAATGAAGCTGGTCATCTGGCTTCATGCACTGACCAAGGAGGATGTCTCAAGTGAAGACGCCAAGAAACAACCTGATCTTAAGCGCGGTCTGCTTGCTCGCATTGATGAGCATGAGCGTGAGCTGCGCGAGCAGGGTGATTTACGTCCCCCACGGTGAGCCTGTACGCCTCGCTGAGAGCGTTGAAGCAAAGGTTTGGACTGTTGACGCCAGTGGCAAAACGGTGCGTAGTAAGAACCGAATTACCATCCATGAGGGCTGGTATGCATTGCCAAAGGATTGAATGAGCCATAACGCACCTTACAAAGGTTCACCGTCTGTTAAGGGCAGCGGAAGCGGACCTTACAAACAGTCGCCGCCTCCAAAGCCTCCGGTTAAACCAAGTCCAAAGCCGGTTCCAAGTGGCAGCGGACCGTATCGTAAATGATTCAAACGAAAATCCCCCGGTGGTAATGAAAACCATCGGGGGATAATTGTTTCAGCGTCCTAACGACTTCAAGACACTCGCAACGAAGTCCTCGCTCTTGGCAGAGTTTACATTGGCCGACTTGAAGCCGGGATTTGTCGCCTTAGAACTAACTCCCGGCTCGCTGCCACGATACTTCGCCAGTTCGGCTTGCAGGCGTTTGTTTACCTCAACCTGAAAATAGAGAAGCTCACGGTACTTCGGCGCAGCAGCGGCCCAAAGAGCGGCCTTAGCGAGGTCTTCTTCGCTGTTCTCGCCGTTGAAGATTTGCTGCGCAAGGCTAAGACGCTGGTTCAGCTCGCCATTCCATTCCTCATCGCCCTCACGCGGCTCGAAGATTTCAAGTGCGCGAGCATTCTCGCTCACCTTAGCCCAAGTCTTACTGGCCGACTCCAATGCGGCCTTCGTCCCCTGCTCATTGTCCTGCTGATACTTCGAGATGATGGCGTCGTAATCGGACTTAGCCTCGGACATCTCCGCAGCCTTCTCGCCATTAATCTCGTCGTACTTGACGATTAGCGCGCCGAGCTTGGCCTTCTTGGACGGCGAAAGACCTTCAACGATGTCATCGATCTGCGAGTTCCGGTAGTCGCTCTCAGGCGACTTGAGTAGGCCAACAAGCCGTTCTCCATCGGTGCCAACAAGACCCTTTACCGATTCGAAGACGCCATTGATCTTGCCCTCGTACTTCTTGACGAATTCAGGGTGACGCTCGATGTCCAGCAATCGGACACGCTCGGAAAGCGCGTCACGCTCTTCCTGCAAGGTCTTGAGCTGAGCTTCGAAGTTGGGATTGGCAGTCTTGCCAGCCTTAAGCTCGTCCAGTTGCTTCGCAAGCTGCGCCTTCTCCTCCTTGATCTTACGGAATGCATCAGCGGCCTTCGTGGACTTAATCGTCTCGGGGATATCGGAATCAGCGTCCGTAGAAGTCGGAGCTTCGGCGGCGGCGGCGGCCTGCTTCTTCGAAGATCCAAACAAACGTTCGATGTCCTTCTCGGACTTGCTTGCTCCGCTGGTTGGCTTGGTCGTTTCGGCGGCGGCTGGCGTAACTGCCTTCTTAGGCTCCTCGGTAACAGGAGTCGATACGCCCTCATCGGCTTCGGCTCCCATGCGATTGAATGCGTCGAGAATCGAGTTGCCAAAGTCAGGCTGCGACGCCGGATTGGTCAGCGGAGAGTTCAGTGGTACGTCCATAATTTGTTAGTATTGCTTATCGAAGGTTGCTTCAGGTTCCTTAGTTGTTTCATTCACCGACAATTTTCGAAGGTTTTCAAGACAATGCGCGTAGCCAGCGGTTACACCGGCAGCGAAAATGATGTCAGATTCCTTCGCTCCATGAGACGGCATCGGCACCGGCATGGATTCAGCAACGATGCGGATTGCCATGCGTAAGAGCGGAGTCTGTAACAGCTTTGAGAATTCAGCACTCTCACCGCTTGTCATCCAGTCCGCCATATTCACCTCAGGCAGATTCTTCAGGTCCGATTTCTGGGTCTTCGTTGAGCCTTTCAGCCAATTTATCATACTTTGTTTTCTTGTTTCGTTTGAGTTTATGCCTCTGCGGAATCGGATCGAGAACGTCGTCTAGCTTGATAGGTTTCTCAGGTGTGACGACATCGCGCTTGGGTCGAATCACCTTTGTCACCTCAAGCATGTCAGCCAACGGCAGCTTGATGTAGCCGCAATCAACGTCGTTGATGCCGTATGAGACGACGAAATGATTCTTCGCGCTGTCGTAGTACGCTCCGCACGGGAACACGACCGCAGGCAATCCCGGCCACCAATCCTGCTGATTCGTGCCGGTGAGAAGCGGCAGCGTCGTCATGCGGACGATGCGGAATGGAGCCTTAGCCTCGAAGGCGTAAGCTCCCATGTAGTAGCGACGCTTCTTGTTGATCCACGGCAATGAGCTGTGGAAGAAGGTCCAGTACAAGCCATCGACCAGAATGGGATTCGAGCCGCCGCGCACCTCGCCAAACTTCCAGAGCGGATTGAACTCGTCGGTGACGTATTCCGCCTCCTTCTCAAGACGCCCATTAAGGCGCACTACGACATGAGGATTGGCCGAATACACCATGTGTGGCGTGTTATCGTGGACGAAGTAGAGCCAGTTCTTCTCATGGCCATCGTTCACCATCGCCTGGGCGTAGTTGTTGCCGTAGATCGGATCGAATCGGGCGACGTTCAAGAACTGCTTGTCCAAGACGAACATCGCCTGATGCGCGTAGCTCTTGAACGGGACGAACGTGCAGCAGCTTAGTCCGTACTTGTCGCCGAACTTAACCACTCGCGGATCTTCGAACTGCTCACCTGGAATGTGCGAGGTAAGGTTGAGCAACGCCTTCTTGATGGCTCCAAGATCCTTGGTCAACTCGAAGACAACGATGTCGTTCTTCTCAATGTAAACGTCCTCATCCTTCTCACGCTTATTGCGGCAGCGTCGGGCGAAAAGCAGGATCTGACCGCTCGGTTCCTGAACGATTGCTGGATTGAAGTAGTAGGTTCCAACCTCCTCAGGAAGCGTGATTTTGCCAACCTCCCAGTCGCACTGTTCGGCCAGCTTGGGTACGTCGTTTTTTGCGTAGCTCATTAGAAACTCGGCTGCGAATTTGATTTCGTCGTAGAGAGCAAGCCAATGATCGCGCTCCTCGCGGACCTCGGTCAGATGCTCCTCATGTTCTTTGGTTCGAATCTCAAGTGTCTTCTGCAAATCCTCGATCTGCATGAGCAAATCGGCCTGACCATCACCGCCATTTGCGAATCGCTTGAGAGCTTTAAGAGACAGACTTCGGATGATGTCTTTCATTATGGATACAATTTTGTGTTCTCCTGCGTCGCAAGCCTCGGAAGAATCCCGTAAAAGTTCATCCTGGGCATCGAATCGACCAGCATCTGGATGTCGATTGGACACCAAACCTTCTGGTTCGTTTCGAGGAGTTTGCAGACACCTTCGTAATTTACAAGGTAAGCATGCGTACACATGCCGCGAACAAGCTTGTAAAGGTTCGACGCGATGTAGCCGTGGTCTTCAATCGGGTCGGCGCAGCAGCTTCCAATGTAGACGACATGCCAGTCGCTCGGGAGATAGTCCAGATTGTCGGCTAGTTTTGCCTTCCAGTCGGAACATGTGAACTCAACGTCATCCTCGACGATGAGGAATGTGCGATGATCAGTTATCTTCGACTCGACCATCCACTTGATGGCCGACCAGACAGAGAAATGGCTGAGTCCGGCGACGATTGTTTTGACCTTCGCCTTCTCCTTTTCGCGTGTGTGGTAGTAGTCGGTCGAGATTCCGCAGTTCTCGGCCCTGAATCCATACATCGGAACCGCATCGATTCCGAATGACTTCATGTATCTGACGCATCGTCTCTCCTTCTCGCTCTCAGGCTTCGAGACGATGAAGCACGGCGTCTTTTCGAGCTGTAGTTTCATCGGTTCGGGAGGATGTAAATGATTCCGCGACGCGCACCTACGCATCGGCTGGGGTGGTTGTAGTAGTAACTGTACCCGTACTTCTGCGTCAGTGTTTTGGCTCGGTAAATCGCGTCCAACTTCTCCTTGATGTAGCCGAGGCAGATGTCATGGCCATTGTAGCTGTCGTATCCAAGCTGTCCGGTCGGTTCCTTGAAGTCGTGGATGGCGATGACTGGATGCAGGTCGTAGCGATTGATTGCCTCAAGCTCTTCGAGCAGTGGCAGGTAGTCGTTCCAGTGGGCGTCGAGGAAGAAAATCGTGTCGTGTCCAATTCCGTGATGCGGAATGAACCAGTTCATGCAGGCATCGCTGCTGCCTTCGAACATCTCGACGTAGACCTTCTCGCGCTTGAACTTCTCCTTAGCCCTTTCAACCAAGTCGTGGTTCAGCTCGCACGAAACAGTCTTGAGGAAGTTCTTGGCCAACCAAACGGTAGTGTTCGCTTCGTGAGTTCCGGTTTCGACAGCGGTCGTCAGCTCAAAACGTTCTTTGAGGTAAAGAAACTCCTGCTCGATGAATGTGTCTCCATTGAAAGGTGAACCCATAATTTTAGTCAGCTAAAGCGCAGTCTTCTTGATCGGCAACTCGCGGGAAAATTGTGAAGCACTTCAGATGCTGGCGGCTCTTGAAGTACATCTGTAAATCGATTGGAGCGAATACCTCTTCATTCGTCTCAATGAGAGTCTTGAGAGCCTTCTTGCGGACGATGTAGCAGTGAGTGCAAAGCGGCATCCCCTCGAAGAGATTGGAATCCAGCTCTCGCGAGAGCTTCCCGTGCGCGCAACAAGAGCCAGGATAGAGAATGTCCCAATCCTCAGGCAGCTTTGTAAGCGCACGTTCGATTGTTTCGCGCCAATGAGGACGGAAGAGGATGTCATCCTCTAGGACCATCACCATGTCCGGCGTGGAAGGATCGAAATCCAGCGCGTTCCAGAGCATCCAATGGGACATCGTGCATCCAACGTGCTTGGAGCAGATGAGGTAGCCTGAGCCGGGATTATCGACCTCGTACGGAATACTCGCCTTCAGGCCAGACTTCTTTCCATTCAGGCCGTAGAAGATCCGATAGTCCGAAATGCCAGCGGCATTCAGATTCTCTTTTAAACGCGGGATACGCGGCGAACCACGCATCGTTATGACGACCGTTTCCACGGTTATTTCAGTTTCCGATAAACAGCAAAGCAGCTCTCGGCAAGGTCGTAACGGGCGACAAATTCACAGCGTTTCAGGACGAACTTGAGAGCAGTTTGGGTTGATTCCCAATTCACATCGTCCATCACGATGTAGCCACCAACCTTGAGCTTCGGTAGCCAGTTGACGACATCACTCGTAGACGGCCATTCGGCGTGATTGGCGTCGATATGAACCATGTCCATGTCCGGGAGGAATCGTGACGCATCCCATGAGGACATGCGACAGAACTGGATGTGCCGGACGACCTTTGCGCGAACAGTGTGTTCGACAAACGATTCGTAGTGCTTGTCCAGATCGAGCGTCGCCCACCACTCCTGATTAGCACTCGTCTCGTCGTCGATACAGTCCTCTTTCTTCCAAGAGTCGATGGCGTAAACGGTTCCGATTCCGTTCAGCTTGCAGGCTTGAGCAAGAGCGAGCGTAGACTTGCCCTCGAAGACTCCAACTTCAGCGATGCGCTGCGGTTTCGTTTCAAGGACAAGTTTGGCAATTTCCAAACCTTTCTTCGGGTCGCACCAACCACCCATCTTCGGGAAGTTGTCTGCGATGAATTGAACGATGTTTTCTTCGTTTCCCATAATTCTCATCCCTGACGCGCCAAGTTAGACTCGGCAGTTGCATTCGCTCGCTGAATATCAGCGGTTGTCTTGGCATTCCGGCGTGACAGATCAGCCATCGCCTTCGTGTTCTGACGCTGAATGTTGGCCATAGTCTCGGCATTCTGGCGAGCGATTTTCGCCTGAACTTCCGCATTCATCACCGCAGTCTTCGGATCGACACCCTGCTGGATGGCCATTGCCTGCTGTTGCTGCGCCATTGCCTGCTGTTGCTCGGCCAATAGCTGGCCAAGCTGCTCAACGGTCTGGACAAGCATCTGGAGCTGCTGCGCGTAGGCTTCGACCTGAGGACGACGAGTAGGATCGGTGGAGAGACGGGCCAGATGATCCTGAACGTGCTGACCGATACCTTGCAGGAAGAGCATAATCTCCTGCGGATTGCCGCCCTGCTGGATAGATGCAGCAGCCTCGTTCGCCGCCGCAAGATGCGTGTCGATGTGGACGATTTGATTCTGCGTATCCGTGACGATTGCCATGTTTCCCTGGCGCAGCGACGAATGCTCCAGAACGGCCAGCGCGGTTTGATCCTGAACTCGCGAAGATTGGATCTGAGTCGGCAGATACCGATCCACCATTTGTTGGCCAACCTGAGCGGCGATGTAGTCGCGCAAGAGGCTAACCTTGCCACCCTCGGGAAGAGAGCCGAGAAGTCCGAGCAGAGAACCAAGGAGCTGCTGCTTTGCGAACTGAGAACCTTGGCCGACCGTGCGAGTCGCTTCCACGAAGTCGATGTCCAGCATGGCTTGAACCGGAACACCTCGTTCAGCGCAACGACGCTGGAACTCAATCGCGTCCTTATCCGACTTGGTAATCGGGTTCAGGTTGGGATTGGAGGCTCGGTTGTACCGCTCTTCGAAGAATGAATCGAGCTGGTTGTAATACCGGCTGAGCTGCGTCTTACCGATTGCTGACTGCTGCGCCACGATGGCTTGGATTTCAGTCGCAGTTCGTGGGTTGCCAGCCGGTTTGTTGAGCGATTGGCGATACTGAGAGAGATTGCCTTGAAGAACATTCTCAAGGTCCGCGTTGACCGCCATAGGAGCATCCAGAACGCCAGCAATGTTCTGCTGAATGACTTCGTAGTCTGGCGGGAGAATGGCATACGGTCCTTGCTGAACGACGCTTGTTTTGCTGAGAGCGTTCGGGTTGAGGGGACGGAAGAGAATCTGAGTGCGAGCGAACGCGCTGTCCACCATCGAGCAGCGGAGCCGGTTCTTCAGCTCCATCGCCTGAAGCATCTTGATGCCAAGACCCTTCACACCATGATGCTCGCCATCACCACGGTCGTAATACATCGGGTGAATGATCTGCTCCCACCGCTTGTAACGGCGCAGTTTCCGATACATGAAGTTCTCGCTGTCCCGCTCATCAATGATGGCATGGCTGATCTGGCCATCGAACTCCTTGTAGAAGATGTGGGACATCAGCACGACCTCCGACCGTGCGGAGAACGTGATGTCGTTCGAGCGAAGCTGACGTTGGAAGAACTCCCAGTCGTACTGAACGCCGGAACGGTACGGCTCAGGCATCGCAGCGCGAATACGCTGGCGAACGTAATCTACGTTCCAACCGGCAGCAGTCGCGGCCTGCTCGTCTTGAATCTTCTCGAACAGGTCATCCACACCCATACGAGTGCGAACGCAGGCCACCTTCCAATCGCTGACATTGGACTTGGTGCCATCGGGGACGAGAAGATCCGTCGCCATGATGGCCTTGCACCGCCAGTTGGAGCCATCTTCGAAGATCAGTGGACCATCGCCAATGAGGACCATCTCGCGCTGCGAGAGCTGCATGATGTAGTCGAAGTCCTTGTCCAGCTTCTGGAGACGGTCGAACTCCTCGGTGATGATCTTCGACCATTCCTCCCGCTTATCCATGTCATTGCCGTAAGCGGTGCGAATGTTGGCGTAGGTCGGAACCTCGGCGAACACATCGTAGAAGGCTGACATGGCCAACGTGAGGAACGCTTCCGACTCGCGGAAGTTGACGTTGGTGCGGAACGCTTGGTTGTTGCGACGAAGCTCTGCTGGATTGTACGGAGGATTGCCGTCAACAAGACCACGGAGCTTTGCGCGGGTACTGTTCCGCAGCTCGTCGGCCATGATGAGCTTTTGGAATATCTCGCGAGCCGATGCCGCGTCGGCAATACGAGTTTCGGGAGCTTTACCCTCCTCGTTAATGGTTTCGA